ATGAGCGACACATTCACCGCCGAAGACATGCCCATCCTTGAGCTCGATTTGAGCAATACCAAGCGCTTCGAGGCATCCCGGTTTCTGAACAGTCCCGAAACCATCGCGGCTTTTCTGGCGGAGGCAATGAAGGCTAACGACGCGCAAACTCTGATGCATGCCTTGGGGGAAGTGGCAAAAGCCAAGGGCGTGAATCAGTTTGCGCAAGACGCAGGCGTGAATCGTGAGTCCCTTTACAAAACGTTGAAGGGCGGCGATAAAACTCGTTTCACTACTATTCAAAAGCTCATGCTTGCCTTGGATGTAGAGCTCACTGTCAGACCGCTCAAGAAGCTCCCCGCTTCCTCATAGGCTCGCCTCGCGCAATTGGGGCTGCTGACTTCAAACCCTTTAGCGACGCACAACGAAAAAGCCCCTGAAAGCTTTCGCTTCCAGGGGCTTTCTCTTGTATGGCGGAGAGATAGGGATTTGAACCCGCCCGCCTTGCGCGGCAGGCCGCTTTAGCCCCCTGAATACTGCCAGCAACCAGCTCGTCAAAGGCTCACTGCGGCCTAACGAGGCCTCGATTCTGCCCTAAATTTGCCCTAAATCTACCCACCTTTTCCAACGCAATCGCTTAGCCAATACTGTTTGTATATACAGCACAGAGAGACCTAGCCATGACAGCAGAAACTTTTGATGGGCAACCACTGAGCTTGAGGGGGATCATTGCGGCCCCGCCCGTGAGCTGAGGGCTGGAGCATCGCCGACCTCAGAGCAGCATCCTGCGCTCCCCCGCTTGCTACTTGGCTTGAGTCCGGCGCTCACCTAAAAGCCGTCAGCATCTTCCGGCCGGACATACCATTGAGCCATAATCTTGCGAACGCTCTTTAACAACGCACTTGAACCACAAACATCATATTGACATTTAATCAATTTAGGAACTCAAATGCCTGGCTACCTAGATAGCACCCCTCACCCTTGGACTAAAGAAGACATTGCTAGAGCGGCGCTTGACTTCAAAACAGTTGAAGCCTCGATCGACAGCACCGAAGGAGGAAAGATTTGGAATGATTTAAAAGAACTCGACGATACGGCTTGGATCCTCTCCACCAGCGTCACAGAACTGGTCGACGAAGTCTGCATGTTCGGCGAGAGAAGCAAGAGCCTAAACTTCTGGACTAAAAACAATGAGAAAAATGCTGAGCAATATGTCCGAGAAGTTAAGCGTAAACTTTACTACTGCACATCAGCAGTCATGACTCTGGTCGACATCTCACGCAATTTCGGCAGACGCTGGGATGTAGTAGACTCTTTGAGCAAAAGGAACGAGTTTTTTTGCACGCCGGGACTGCACGAATTCCTGCAAGGATTACGGAATTTCAGCACTCACTGGCGAATAGCGGAAGCGAATTGGCTAATCAAAACTGATGAAAACGGTATCAGAAGCACACACTTTACGATCGGCCGCACTGAATTACTCGCATGGAGCAGCTGGACTGCAAACGCCAAAAAATACATAAACGATAGCGGCGACCATATAGATATTCAAAAAATATTTACGCTATACAGCGAGCAGGCCCATGAGTTTTACGGCTGGCACAAAGGAGCAGTACTAGAGCAGCACGCCCATGAGCTCCAGAAATACTTCAACTACAGACGAATGTATGAACAACACATGCAGTATATGAAGTGGAATATGATCCTCTCCAGCCTACCGCCTAGCTTCAATCCTTACAAGCACCTACACAAATACCTGGACAACTCACAGTTAGAGATCGTACTATCCTACCCCCACCGCAGCGAGCAGCAAGTTAACGCAATAATTAAGCAAATTGACGTGCAGGAAATTTGCGATCAGAACCTTAGATCTAAAGCGATGAAAGTTTTCTCAGTGGACAGTCCAGTTGAACGCTCAGAAGGGGCACATTCTCCAGCCAGTTGTTCTGGCTCCCCCGCCGCTCCCCAAGAAACCTAGGGCAGCGTTAAGATATTTTAACCCGCCCGACTTTTTCCGGCATGGGTGCGAGCTCGCATGGAATTAGTTACGGCTCGCACAATTGAAGACTCCCCCTCACTTTAGAGCCTCAACTGAATGCCCATCAAAATAAACTTACACAAAAACCATAAATCATTAAAGCCTGGTATCGAATTTACCCTTCCTGACTTCTGTCTAATAACAGGAAAAAACGGCTCTGGTAAAACTCATCTTCTAGAAGCGATGGCTGACGGTTCGCTATCTACTATAACGGATGACGGCCGCAGACTAACAAACATAGCCATTATCCCTTTTAATGGACTTGCACCAGATATTAGTGTTCGTTGCGCCCCTCAAAACCTTGTCAGTATCGCCAACACCGCATGGGAAGACCTACGAGAAATAATTCAGCGATATAAGAATCTAAACAAAGAACATAGCAGCACTGAAGAAATACTCAGACACTACGTATCCGCCGAACACGGAGATAACCCCCAACGTTCAAAATTGATAAGGAATATCACTGAGTGCACCGGCAAGAAATTTATTGACATTAGTGAGGAGGACGTCCATGAGCATGTTTCGTTCGCTACGAGACAAAATAGATCGTTATTCTTCTCGCAGATCGCAGTAGCATTCCAGGCATATCATCGCAGGATGCATCAAAACCTCATCCGAGAATTTCAAAATCACAAAGGGCATGATGTAAATTTCCTGAGCGACGACGATTTCATCAACCGATACGGCCCGCCCCCATGGGACATACTTAATGAAATCCTTCGAAAGACAAATCTACCTTACGAATTCAAAAAGCCACACTCCGATAACTTAGATATCGCATTCGACTTACACTTAATTGACATCATGACCAAAGAGGAAATGAGTCCAAGCTGCTTATCAACAGGTGAGCAGGTATTAATGTCACTAGCACTAGCCATGTATAACACCAGAGAGGATGGAAACAAACCAGATCTCCTCCTTCTTGATGAGCCAGACGCAGCTTTACACCCTCAGTTCTCTAGTTTACTCCTTGATATCGTTGTCGAAACAATCGTCAAAAACGCCAATATAAAAGTAGTGATGACTACCCACTCCCCCACAACAGTCGCTCAAGCCCCCTTGAATTCAGTGTACGAGATGGATAGAACGACAAAGACACCAGAAATGGTAAGTAACAATGCCGCAATCAAAGTATTAACTCAAGGCCTAGACTTCTTAAGAATAGGCTATGAAAATCGTCGGCAAATATTTGTTGAAAGCATTCATGACGTGAAATACTACGAAAAACTATTCTACATATTGAAGCGCACAATCAATTTCGGATACCAGCCGTTTTTTATGAATCCGCACAGGGAAAAGAACACCAACTGCAGCGACGTAATTACCATCATTGATCAGCTTTCAGAATCTGGGTGCGACACGGCGTGGGGAATAATAGATTACGATCGAAAAAATACAGCTCAAGGGAGAATCTTGGTACTTGGAAGTGGCGAAAGGTACGCCATCGAAAACTACTTACTAGATCCAATTTATGTTGCATTAGCGCTCATCCAACAAAAAACTCATAGCTTTACCGACTTCAACATCCATTCAAAAACACGCTATCCCGAAGCAAGTGAATTAACAAACGATGAATGCCAGACGATTATAGAGGAATTCCTAAAAAAAATTGGCATCCCTCTTCAAAACACCAAGCCTACAACCCTTCGAAATGGCTTCACAGTTTACTATCCTGAGGCCTTCCTAGAACATCAAGGACATGACTACGAGAACCTACTCACATCAAAAATAGTTAAATTAAAAGCGTTATCCAGAGGCCAGGGCGAGGCTGCATTAAAGCTAGCAATATTAGAGACCATAGAAGATTTTCCGCAATTCCTACCCAGAGAGATAGTAGATCTTTTCACGGCGATAAATTAGTTGTGTAAGAGCAAGTGCAAAAATTAGCATTAATTTCGCCTAGAGGCTGCAGTTTCTCGGACATAGGCCTGACAAGCTGCAAGTGCGATCAGACCTCGATCACCTTCGTCAGTCACTGCGATAATTCTTTGAGCATGCGCTCGGTCAAGCGGGGCGCGAACGGCTCCATGTACCATGCCTCTGGAGCCGGCGGCTCCTCGCAGCCCACCGCTACAACTCGGGGCGGCAAAGGCTCCGGCGTCGACAATGACTGACAGCCGCAAGTCAGCAGTAGCCAGCCTGTCACGCAAGCGATCTTGAGTCTTTTGTGCATCGTTCATTTCCTTCCAATGTGTTTTGCCCTGCTCCTGCAGCCGATCCTCCAGGTCTTTGCGTTGACTTCTCTGTTCAGCCAACTGCTCCAGGGCTGCAGCTGCCGCTTCCTCACGCTCACGACCGTAAGCCCGATCCTTATCCGCTAGCTGCTGGACATAACCTGCAGCCTGTTCAGCCAACTGCTTCCCGTAATCACTTGCCTGCCACAACCAGGCCCCACGCACGCCGGCATAGAGCCCGACCGCCGCGGCTAGGAGTGCGATACGCCAATTCAGCGGCATTACTGCAGCACCCCAAGCGCACGCTTGTAGAGCGCCTGGCGATCCTTCAATCCGTTCAGGCCACCATTGATACGGCGAGTGATCAGCTCGAACACCGAGTCATCGGCCTGCAGCACCTTGTCAGCGAGGCTATTCAGGCCCGCCCGCTGCCAGTACCAGCCGGCCGACAGCGAGGCGTATACAGGCTGCTCGAGTAGGTCGGGGGTGTTGAGCAAGCGGCTGTCACCGAACAGCGCTTCGCTGCAGGCCTCGTAGTTGTCGCGGCCGGTGATCTGAATGAGCCCACGACCACGGTAACGCTGACCATCACCGTCAGCCGCCGGGGTGTTGCCAAGGCGCTCCGCCAGCCGCCCGGTGTCGTACTTGGCCAAGTAGGCATCGTTACCGAGCTCGCGCACATACTGCAGCTGGCCCGACTCATGCCCGACTTGCGCAAGAAACGCAGCCATGCGCCGCGGGGTGACGATCGAGTACTTGCCCATTGTTGCGTTAAGGCCGGGAACAAAAACGCCGGCTTTTCGGCCGGCGTTGGGGAGGATCTGTTGCAACTGTTGAGCTGAAATAGCCATTGGTTTCTCCAGTGATGGCCGCGTGCGGCCATGAGGGTTAGAGCTGCTCAACCTTGAGCGGCTTGTCGTCTTTCTTTTTCTTGCCAGAGGCCTTGGCCTTGCCCTTCTTGCCGCCGTTGCATTCCACGGTCGTGGTCCACCCGCTGGCCGTGAACACTTGCTCCACGCTTTCCACCTGGTACTCGCCATCGAGCCCGACCTTGAAGCCCTGGGCATTCACCGAACACTCGGCGAACAGGTCGTGCCGGCCCGCCATCTCCAGGCGCACGCCGGCGGTGCTGCGGTTGAACGCGGCCAGCCGCGCCTTGGCAGCCTGTCTAGCAGCTGTCTCGTTGGGGTAGATATGGCGGTCGGTGTGAACTGGGGGCAGGCCGTCCGGCGATTCTTCGTTATCCAGCTGGACTACTTTCAAAGCGCCGGTCTTCTGATCCTGGTGCTGGGTTTTCACTGCTTTCTGCGTGCTGCGATCGCTTAGCCGGAACTGATAGCGGGACACGTCCGTCTTGTTGACGGTGATGACCTGCAGTGACTTGCCCGAGGTGCTCTTCCCGCCCTGCCGGGGCATCACCAAAAGCTTTCCCTGGGCAACCTTGGCCGTGCTGTCGTACTGCCGCGCTAAGCGCGTGACAAAATTGAAGTCCGACTCGTTGCGCTGATCGATCCGCTCGACCTTCGTCGTGACCGGGCAGACCACCTCCCAGCCATTGCGCTTGGCGATTTCAGTGACGATCTCGGACAGCGGCACATTCTCCCAACTGCCGCTACGGATGGTCTTACCGCTGCCGCGCATATCGCTAGCCTTACCGCGAATGGTCAGCTCATCAGGCGGGCCGGAAAACTGCACTTCGTCGACCGTGTAGACGCCCATGCGCTTAAGTGGTTGTCCCTCATAGCCCAGCAGAACCTCCACCACTCCTCCCCGGGCAGGCAGCGCAACTACCTGGTCGCGGTCGTCAATGCGCAGCTCAAACTCGTCCGACTCCATGCCAGGCTTGTCCGAGATCCGCAGCAGCAACAAGCGGTCGTTGATCAGCGCGGTGATGTCCTTGCGATCCGCGATGATTCGATACGTTGGTTTCATGCTTACTCCAGAAACAGCAAGCCCCGCACGCGGCGGGGCTTCGTTACGCATAACGCGGGATCAATCGAACAGCTGCAGCAGCTCGACCGCCGGCGCCGATAGATCGGGCAACAGGATCAGCAGGCCTGCGCGATAAGGCTGCGCCTGCCTGGCCAGATCCGGGTTGGCCTCCAGCACCGCCTCGACGGTGCCGTTGAGGTGCCCGTAGTGGTGCTGACAGATCACGTCGAGCAGGTCGCCGTCAGACGTTCTGCATGTCGTTGCCATAACTCACAAACTCCAGGTTGAAACCCTGTTTACGGGGGATGCCGCCTGACATCAGGTGGCTTTGTTCTTCCTCAATACTGACCAGACACCAGTTGCCCAGCACCTCGCCATAGCCCGTGACCAGATTCAGAGGCTGAAGGTTACGGCCAATGGTCCGCAGCACGTTCAACTGCTGCAGACCGCCCTTGTGATGTGGGAAGATCGCGCCCTTAAGCGTGATCTTTTCCTCACCCAAGCCCACCGCCTGCTGTGCCACACTGCGGCGCAGGCGCTCCTGACCAGCCCAGCGAAACGACGCCTGACGGCGCAGCTCGTCAAACGCGGCCGTATCGAGGTTGAAGTAATACGGCTGCTTCTTGGGGTCATGCGGCTGGATAATCAGCAGGTGCGGGAACGGCGCAACTGCCTCAGGCTGCGGCGTTATCGTGCCCAGCAGGCCGCGGGTGGGCACGACATTGGACAGTGAAGGACTGACCAAACCCGCGACCCGGCCAGCCTCGGCCGTGACCTTGTCCGCCATCCGCTTGAACGTGCCCAGTCGCTCCTGCACCTGGGCTGCCCCGTTAACGACACGGCTGTAGGTCGCGGCCACCTGTCCCACACGGGACTGCGCCACGTTGATACTGCGCACGATCCGGCCGAGCTTGGCACCGACCTCGGGCGGCACGAACGGAATATTGTCCAGCTCCGCCGCAGCACCCGTGATGCTGCCGATAGCGCCATTAAGCGGTGACAGCATGCCACCCATGCTCTTGCGCCCAGCCTCCCCTGCCGCAACCAGCCCCGTCAGGGATGACTCCAGCAGCTCCATGTAGGCCATAAGCCCTCCTTAGACGTGTGGTTGATCGAATAGCTGAGTCGAGGACATGCGCGCCGATACTTCACGCTGCCAAGCCTCAAACAGCTGCCGTAGGGGTGATTCGATTTCGCGAACGACCTGCGTCGGGTCCTTCACATCACCCTGCACATCAATCTTGATATTTGGGGAGAATGAGAACGCCTGGTCTACCTTCGGCGCCGCTGCAGGCGCAGGCACAGCGGCGTTGACTGGCTGGGCCAGTTCGGGCATTCGCGGCGCCGGCGGCGTTGCCTTGGCCATCATGTCGCGCACCACATCGCCAAACCCGGCTGGCAGGGTCGGCAACGGGGGAGCTGCCTGAAGTGGCACTGCCTCGCCCGCTGGCTTGGGGTCGCTACGATCGACCACCACCGGCGCCGACTTGGCCGGAACCTCGCGCACCGTCTCACCCAGCTTGGCCGGCGGCGCTTCCGGCGCCGGTTGCGGTTGAGCCTGCGGCGGCACCAAGCCTTCGCCTGGGAAACGCACCTTGCTGGCCGTCAGCGCCGGCAACAGGTACGGATCTTTCGACTCGGGGTCGAGCGGGTCATAGGACACCGGCGGCTCAACCGGTACCGGCGCGGCCACCGCGCGCACCGTGTCGCCCAGCTTCGCCGGTGCCGCCAGCAGCGGCGGCACTGATTCAGGCTCGGGTATCGGTTCTGGCTCGGACACAGGCTCAGGTTGAATTGGTGGCCGCACCAGGGGCGCCCCCGGGAAACGCACCTTATTAGCTGTCAGCGCTGGCAGCAGGTATGGATCCTTGGACTCGGGGTCGTGCGGGTCATGGGAACCCGGCGGCTCCACCGGCACCGGCGTGGCCACCGCGCGCACCGTGTCGCCCAGCTTCGCCGGTGCCGCCGGCAGCGGCAGCGGCGGCACCGGCTCGGGTACCGGTTCTGGCTCGGGCACAGGCTCAGCTTGAATCGGCGGCCGCATCAGAGGCGCGCCGGGGAAACGCACCTTGTTGGCCGTCAGCGCCGGTAGCAGGTACGGATCCTTGGATTCAGGGGCGAGCGGATCATAGGAGACCGGCGGCTCCACCGGCGCCGACGTGGCCACCGCGCGCACCGTGTCGCCCAGCTTCGCCGGTGCCGCCGGCAGCGGCGGCGGCACTGCCTCAGGCTCGGGTACCGGTTCTGGCTCGGGAACAGGCTCAGCTTGAATCGGCGGCCGGACCAGGGGCGCACCCGGGAAACGCACCTTGTTGGCCGTCAGCGCCGGTAGCAGGTACGGGTCCTTGGACGCAGGGTCGAGCGGATCATAGGAGACCGGCGGCTCCACCGGCGCCGGTGTGGCCACCGCACGCACCGTGTCGCCCAGTTTCACCGGTGGTGCCGGCAAAGGCTGGACGGCTGGCTCGCGATTATCGATCACCACTGGCTCAGGGACTTGGACTGCAGGCGCCGCCAAAGGCTTGACCACTTTCGGCGCAGGCGCCGGCTTAGTGGCCTCGGCCAAATCACGCACCGCGTCACCCAAGGCCGGCGCCGACGATACCGGAACAGGCTTGGCGACTGGCTCGCGGCTATCAACGACCACAGGCTCAGGCACCTGGACTGCAGGTGTCAGCACCAACTTGGTCACTTTCGGCGCAGGTGCCGGCGATACCGGAACAGGCTTGGCGGCTGGCTCGCGATTATCAACCACCGTGGGCACGGGCATCTGGACGGCAGGCGCTGCGACCGGCTTAGCTGCTTTTGGAGCGGGCACCGCCTTACCCAGAGCTGGCAGTACCGGCACAGGCTTGGCGATAGGCTCGCGACGATCGACAACTACAGGCGCCTGCAGTGCTGGCTCAGGCACCACCGACACCGATGGTTCAGCCTTGGCAGCCTTGTCTTCCTGCGCTGGCCGCAGGGTTACGCTTAACGCTTCCCCCGGCACCGCAGGGTTTCCCGACTCGGCCTTGGCTTCGGACGACTCATCACCGAACCAGCGCTTGCCCAACCAGCCGCCCAGTGACTCACCGCCCAGCCCACCCAATACTGCGCCGACGGCACCGCCAACAGCGGTACCAATGACGGGCACTACCGAGCCAATAGCGGCACCGGCTGCAGCACCAGCTAAAGTACCCGCAAGACTGCCGGCAGCGCCGCCGTAACCCTCAGCCTTCTCATCCTGAGATTTGGCGTTGATCGCTACATCGATCGCGGCCGCACCGGCGTCGACCACGTTGCCTCCAGGCAAACGCTTTGCGAGTCGAGTCACACCCCGCACTGAGCGCGCCACTTTGCCAAGGTCATCCGCAGCGGTCAGTGCCGCCGGCACTGCTGGAAGCGGTGGACGAGGCTTGACCACCGGCACCTGGGGCGCATTGACCGTTGCAACGGGCCGAGCTATTGGACCCTGTCTCGCGGCACGCCGACGCTCCCGGCGGCGACTTCTGCGACTGCCTTTGGGAGGTGCTGGTGGGGTGCTACTGGCCACGCGACTGCCGATACCGCCGATGTCATCGGCGTTCACCACAAACACGCGCTGCAGGTCGCCGCCGCCAGATATCGGATCATTGACCGGTGCCGGATCACTCGCGCGGGAAGAAAACACTTTGCCCAGCAGGCCAAGCCCGGTGTCGACCACCTTGCTGCCCGTCTTGGGCAGCTCAACGGGCGCGCGATCGCCACGCCCGGCTCGGCCGAGCAGACCTTCCAGGCCTCGACCGCGCGCGATGTTGAACACGCCCCGACCGACTTTAAGCGCGCTGGATGCGGTCATGAACGCCAGGACCGCTGCTGTGACTCCACCAACGCCCAGGACAATCGATGGGAAACTCTCCGACAAGGAGGTAATGCCACGGGCAACCGCTGTCAGCCCCTTCGCCGCTAAGTCGGTGGCCGGGCGGATGGCATCACCAATGCTGCGCATGGCATCGTCAGCCGCCTGGACTGTCTCAGCCCACTGCTGCGCAGAGGTTTCGCGGCGCTCAGCCAGGTTCTTGTCGAGGATACCCGAAGCCTTCTTGGAGTCGGCTTTCAGTTCCTCATACAAGCCCCGGTTTTGCCCGTAGGCGGTGAGCGCCGCCTTGACCTGCATGTCGGCGAAGATATCGCCAGTGCGCAGGGTTTTCTCCAACGCCTCCAGCGCCGCCTTGGCCTTCTCCGGGTCGACCTCCTTGTCGATCTTGGCTTTGGCTTCCTCGATCTTTTTGGCCTTCGCCGGGTCGGTCGCCTCGACGTACTTCATGGCCAGGGCCATGGACGCCTCAATGACGTTCATACCCTTCTGCAGGCCGGTGTTCAGCGAGGACTGGTAATCAATGCCGGCGTCTTTGTAGGCCTTGACCACGTCGCCAGCGCCGATTTTCTCCATCCAGTTTTTGAAGTTGTTCGCCGCTTCGTCCGAGCTGCCGGCGGTCTTCATCTGCACTTGCAGCATCGAGCCCAGCGAGGTCACCGCGTCTAGCCCGGTGATCCCGTTTTTCTCCATGCCGGCCAGCAACTGCGGGAACCACTTGGCCATGTCGCTGGCCTCAAAGCTCCCCGCCTGGCCCTGGTAGGCGATAGCCTCCAGCGCCTGCTGCATGACCTTCGGGTCGCTGATCTTGGCGTTTTGCTCCAGCGCCTGAATCATCGACGCCGTGTCGACGCCAGAAGCACCTTGGCCAATGGCGAACTTGGCTGCCACCGGCGCATAGGACAGTGCTTTGTCCAGGTCCATGCCGGCGCCGACCAACTGGTTGACCAGATCGGCTACATCATTACGCGACATGCCGGTGTCTTTGGCCGTGTCGATTACCGTCCGGCTAAGCTGCTGCTCCTGCGGCTTGTTGACGATATCGGCCTTGATCGCAATGTCACGAATGATCGCCTGGTAGTTCGCACTGATCATCGTCGGCACGGCGGCGGCGCCGGTAGCAACTACCGCCTTGCCAATGTTCGACCTGAGCGACTCCTTGCCCGCCTGCAGCTGCTGATGACCCTTTAGCTGCAGATCGGCCGCCCTGGCCTCGCGGCCCAGGCGCTGATACTCCCGACTGAGGCGGCCGACCTCCACGCCCTGCTTGCGCAAGGCATCCAGATTGTTGTCCAGCTTGCGTAGCAGCTTGTCAGCGCCGGCGGCGCCACTGTCATGCGCGCGCTTCCATTCCTCGCGCAGCTTGATGGTTTCTCCAATGGTACTTTTCAGTACCTTGGCCTTGTTGCCTTTGGCTTCCAGCTTCTCGATGCCGCTTTCGACCGTTTTGAATGCGGCGCCAACCGATGAGGCGACGGCGCCCCCGATCACCAGCGATAGCGCTAGCCTGCTTGCCATCGGTGCCTCCTATTGCGAGCTCAATCTGTGAGCCACCAGACCATGTCCGCATAGGACATGGTCATGATTTCCTCAGGCGAGAAATTCAGTTCAGCAGCAAGCCGCTTGGCGGCTTGCTTCTGCACGGCAGGATCAAAACTCGTCGTCTCGCACCAGAAAGGTGTAACCCGTCGCTACCCGGTTGTAATCTTTGTACGCCAGGCCTTCCAGGTCCTTGACGCCAACCTCGGCCAGCGAGGCAAACAGGTTCAGCTCGCGCTGCTCGTCGTCGCCGTCCGAGGTCCGAGTCGAGTTGCGGATATCGCGCACGGTAGGAGCGCGCAGGGTGATGTTGTCGCATTTGATGCCGTTCAACTCGACCGGCTTGGACAGGGCAATGGTGACGCTTTCAGCGGTCAGGGTAATGAACTTCGGCATTGGCTTGCTCATGGTTTCGTGTCCTTAATTTGAAAGATGGGTAGTGGGATCAGGAATTAAGACAAGCCGAGGTCGCGGCGTTGGCTGGCCAGCTGGTCGACGCCGTTGATCACACGGGTCATGCCGACCGGGTCAATCTCGTAGATGACCTCGCCGCCGACTTCGAGCTTGTAGTAGGTCACGGCAATGGCATGCTTGAGCTCGGCCTTGTCGCCGGCTTTCCAGTCACCCATGTCGATCTCTTTCAACGTGCCGCGCAGGGTGACGATGACCGGCTTGGTTTCGCCCTTCTGGATCTTGTAGGTACCGCGGAACACACCGTTGAAGGCGTTGCCATCGGCCAGGCCGAAGAACTTCAGCGACTCCTTGCGCTGGCCGGTAGTGGTGAAGTTGGCCTCCATCTTCTCCATGCCCATGTCCAGCTCAATGGGGATATCCATGCCGCCGGCACGGTGCTCCTCGGTCTTGAGCGTGAGCTTGGGCAGGGTCAGGCTGGGTACATCGCCGTTGAAGCTGATGCCATCCACGAAGAGGTTCAGGTTGGCCAGTGTTTCGGGAATCATTGCCATGTGATGCGCTCCTTAGGCGGCTTGGTCGAGGACTTCGGTCAACCACTGATTGGTGATTTCGACGCGGAAATTGGGGTTCTCAGCCGGTGGGACGTCGGTAAAGCGGATGTTCCAGTACACCTTGCCCTGCTCCAGGGCGCTGGCCGTGTTGAGCGCCGAGTCGGCGTAGACTTCAAAGTTGATGATTGCGCCCTGGGTTTTCAGATCGCGCATGAACGACTGCAGGCCCTCGGTCACGTCGCGGATATAGGTCGAGGTAATGCCCCGGTCCACCGCCCACTTGTGGCCGTACAGAATCGCGTCCATGACCATGTCCATGGTCCTCACGCGGGTGACAAACGCCCATTTCACATCGCTCGACAGCGTGCGGTTGCCCCACAGGCGGAAACCGTCGTCGCGGATGATGGTCGCGATATTGGCGTTATTGAGCAGGTTGGCCCGGCAGGTCTCGTCGCCGTCCAGGTACTCGATGGCGCGGCCTGTACCGGTGATGCCGACGAACTCCTTGTTCGATGGCGAGGCCCAGAAACCATACTCGCTATCGGTGTAAGCAAACACGCCTGCAGCCCACGCCGAAGCTGGAGCATCGACGGTCCCATTGGCCGTGCTGTCCCACAGCTGCACACCGGGATCGACCATGTACAAGCGCTTGGAGCCGAACAGCTTGGCGTAGGTGGTGGCCGCCTCGTCAGTAGTACCAGGGCCGTCGATGATGGCGATGGCGCGCAGCTTGGCGGCAATCGAGTCCATGGCGGTGGCCACCGCCTGAGTCGCGCTGTGCTTGGGCGCCACGATGATGCGCGGCTGGGCGTTGAAACGGCTCTTACCATCGAGCAGAGCCTGCAGGCCGGTGCGCTTGCCGTTGGCCTGCACCCCGCCAATGATCGCCGAAGTCTGCGCTGCAGCATCGGCACCCTTGGCCACACCGGTGGCGACAATGACCGCCTTGGAGCGGGCATAGATGGCCTGGCAGGCCTTCGTGATAGCCGAGGCTGCACCGAACGCGGCCACTGCCTCGGACTCGCGGGTGATCAGCACCACATCGCCCACCTTGGCGGTGGCCCCGGCGCCCTCGGTGAAGGTGTCCACCAGGCCAATGATCGAGGACGACGGCAGCGAGACGTTGCGCGCGCCGCTGTCGACGTTTGTAACGGTAACGCCGTGAAAGAAGTTTGCAGCCATATGAGACTCCAGAAAGCACAGGGCCGCGTCATGCGCGGCCCGAGGATGGGAGAAAGGAAAACCGTCAGTGCTGCAGGATCTGCAGCACCTGGACCAGCAGCGCCACGATCAGGCAGGCCACCAGCGGGCAGAAGAAGTCGAGTCGACCATCTACGGTCCATCGCCAGATGCGTAGGCCGTCGTACCAGCGCAAGTTGGCGAGGTGCACCGACTCGACGTGCGCCAGGTTGCGCTCGCCTTGGGTGTACTCGCGGCCGGCGAAAAAGAAGATGCCGGCAGCGGCGCCGGCCCAGTGGCCAGCGGGGACGCCCAGCAGGGCCAAGGCGCCCCACAGGGCGCCCATGATCAGCAACGCCGCAAGGACGTGCTCAAGGTGGGTTCGATTCATGCGTGCCCTCCAGGCACAAAAAAAGCCGCATTGCGGCCTCGGGTGGACAGGAATTCAGCAGGCTGTTAGACGGGAGCGTCGACACCCTCAATGCCGGCTTGAATGGCAGCAATCGCCTGGTCGGCCACGTATTCCATGGCGGCGTGGGTGGCCGCCTTGAGCACGCCCTGCTTGCCCTTTAGGCGCGCGGCGCGGATGGCATAGAGAGCCGTTTGCCACGCCTGTGCTTTGGCCAGAATGCTGTCGGTAGCCGCCTGGGCATCCAGCTCGGCGGCGTCCATCCAGGCCTGCACGCTGGGCGGGACTTCGCCGATGTAGCCGGCCAGGGAAAACGCCTTGGCCTCATCGGCGGCGGTTTGGTGTTCCAGGGCGCGCAAGGTATCGCCTGCGAGGGTGCGGCGCGCGGTATCGGCGGCCAGGTCAATCTGCTCGCTAGCGGCTACCAACGCAGCGCCAAGCGGCAAGGCCGAGAAATCGAAGCCCACATACTGCTGGCCGTTGAAAATGACGTTGAGATCGGTGGTTTTCATGGTGATCCTTACAAGGTGGCGAGGTTGGTCAGTACGCGGCTGAGGGTCTTGGTGTCCGTGCCGGCGGCGATGCCGTCGATGTAGCGCCCGCCGAAGTCAGTCGGGAAGGTCACGCTACCGCAGCCCAGGGCCACACACGAGGCCGAGGCGCTGAGGAGGAAGCCCATCCAGTCGGCGGCTTTCGTCACGGTCACGGTGTTCATCTGAACCCCCATCACCGGCGGTACCGAGTAGCTGCCGAAGGTGCGGAACAGGCTATTGGCCCGGTTGTTCAGCGGCGTGATACCGGCCGGCGACGGCAGCTCAATGGTCAGCTCGCGTACTTCGATGTTTGCGCCCTGACGCTGGAAGGCAAAGCCCCCCATACGCGTGTCAGTAACCCCATTGTTGACGTTGGAGTAGTACTTGACGCGCAGCTTCTCCACGCCCGTGGCACCCTTGACGATCATCAGGCTGCAGGAGATATCAATCTGAGACGCCAGGTCGTAGTCCTTGAGTAGGTACACGCCGCAGACACCCGAGTTCGGCGTGGACGCCAAGCACTTCTCGATGGTGCGGAACGGCAACGCAGCGGTGCCTGGGTTGGTGTCTAGGCCGATAACTGGGTCGACGTACCAGTTGCGGGTGGTTTCGGGAATGGCAGTGATAGCCGCGATAACCGCCGCGTCGATGGCGGCCTTTTTGGTGTTGAAGTAGTTCAGCAGCGACCGCGCTTCACTGGTGAGGGCGGCTACTTCGGATTCGAGACTCATGGATTAGGCTCCGTGTATTTGTTTAACGACAAGGGTGTGCAACGCCAGGTTGGCCGCCGCATTGGAAATGATTGCGCAGAGCAGGCCGTCGCGATCAGCGTCTTGACGCTGCTCGGCGGCCTTCATGCGCGTTAACAGGTTGGCGATTTGCTCGCCGGCAATGCGCTGCAACTCGGCCTCGGTCTCGGCCGAGTCCTGCCGCTTCAAGCCACGCAACTGCTCGGCCAGCAGCGACGCGGTCTGCGCCGCATGCACCTCGGCGAACATCTCGCGGTCGGCGTCTTGGCGCTTCTCGGCGGCCTTCATGCGCGGTACCAGGTCGTTGATCTGCTCGCCGGCAATGCGCAACTTTTCCCCGGCCTGGTCGGCCGCATCGGCGCGCTTCAAGCCGCGCAACTGCTCGGCGATCAACGCCGCCGCCTGGGCGGCCAGCGGCTCGGCAAGGCTCAGGCTCAAGCCCGCCTCACCGCTGACGATGGTCACGCTATTGGCCGGCAGCGCAGCCAGCGACAGGTCGTAGGCCAGCAACAGGTCGGTGTTGGCCGACTTGTAGGTCAGTGCCTCGGACGCATGCGACCAGACCGCCAGCAGGGTGCCGTCGCTCAGCAGAAAGCCGACCTCCCGCACCCAGTACGCGGCCGCCCCATCCGCCAAGGCGGTCAGGTGCAACAGCGTGCTGCTCAGTCGCTCGCCCCCGCTGATAGGGAACTTGGCCACCTGGTTGACCAGGCTTTTCTGGTCGTTGCTGGGCGTGTAACCGGTTGTGCCCAAGGCGATATGGGTGATCTGCGCCGCGATACCGGTGTTGTCGGCGCGCAGGATCGCCGCCAGTCCGATCTTGGTGATCACGGGTTGTAACGGTGTACTCATTGAACAGCCTCCATCGACACCCGCAGCACCGCCCGCGCACGGGTGGCACAGGCGACCTGCAGGCCCGATTCAGCGTTGATGGGGATGCCCTGCGCCTCGGCAGACTGCCGAAACAGGCACCGCGTGTTGGCGGCGTTGGCCAGCACCAGACCTTGCTCGGAGACCGGCATGGGCATGGGCTGCGCCTCGACCAGACGGCGCTGCAGTGCCCGGCCGCGCGCGGCATTGGCCAGCAACACCCCGCCATCGAAGCGCGCACCCAGGCGAAAGTCGTAGTGGCTGCGCTCGTTCTTCGCCGCATCGACCAGTGCACGCAGACGCTCGCCCAACTGCGGCGAGATAATCGAGCCCTCCCCCTCGCGGTTCTCATTCGCCCAGGCCGTGACCTGAAACGTGTACGGGGCCGCGTTCGGGATCTGGTGCCACTCCTTGAAATCCGCGTTGACGCGCACCGCCTTGAGCACCCGCCGGATCGCGCCGACGGTGCCCTTGGTCTTGTGCACCGGAATCGCCTCGCGGACCAGCTCGCGGCGCTGGGCATTGGTGTTCGCCGCCTCCCAGCCCTCGACCTTCCAGGCCCAACCGAGCCAGGGCAGGAAATCCGGCGGGCAGCGCGTCGAGTCGGCCACACCCCGAATGATTTCCGGGTCTATGCCCTGCTCGCTGGCTCGCTCCAGGGCGCGCTCCAGCAACGTGGCGTTGTGCGGTAACAGGCTCACGTTGCCACCTGCGTGGTCAGTGCGATTGACGTGCAATTGGGGAAATGCCGCTTGTCGCACACGACGCCTGCAGCCGGGTGAACCAGGTCAACCTGGCTAATGCCCGTTACATGTAACGCCGCGTAGATCGCCGACAGCGGCAGTTGCCCTTCCAAGCGCCGCGCCTCGGCAATGGCCGCGTCCAGACCCTTGCGGGCCGAGGCGCTGACCACTGCCGGATCGGGTCCCGCTTCAACGTGCAGTACAGCCTGCACCTTGAAGTCAGTCGCCGCACCGGCCTGCACGCGCGGACGGTCAGTGATCGGCCGCACACTCTCGGCCGACAGCGCCGCCTGCACCGTGGCCACCAGCTGCACCGGCGGCGTGGTACTGCCCGGCCTTGGCAGGATGGCCAGCGACACGTCACCGGGCAGCGGATTGGCCAGACCTGCGTCGTAGTCACAGACCACCACAATGGCCCCCGCCGGCAGCTGCGCTTTAACCGCGGCGTCGAGTGCCGCCCCGGAAAACCGGGGTGAATCGACCGAAACGTTGATCAGTTCGGCCGAGGCACTGAGGCCGTGGTACTCATACGCCCCGCGACTGCCAGCGACCGACAGCGCCTCAAGCGACAGCCGCGTGCGGTAGCGCAGCGCCTCGTCATCCTCCATCACGGCCGCCACAGGTGGCACCGCGTCAGGATCAGCCGCGCGGATGGTCAGGCGCTGCACACCGTAGTCGGCGGCGCGGTTGTCCAGGTCGGCACCCTTGGCATAGGCCAGCAAGCTGGCCTTGGCCGCCGCGTTGACCCGCGCCCGCATCAGCAGCTCGCGGTAGGCCATGGCCTCCATCAGCTTGACGACTGGGTCGGACTCCAACATTGCCGTCCATTGGTCGCCCATGTGGCTGCGGAAAATGCCAACCACTTCCTGATACAGCGTCTCAAACTCCAGGGTTTCCACCACATCGGGCGGCGGGAGCAAAGAAAGGTCGATCATGCGCTTACCTCCACGACGGCCGAGTTGCCCAGGTATTGGCCTGTCAGCTGCAGGCCGATCTGCCCGCCGACCACCGAAACGACCTGCACCCGCTCCAGCTGCACGCGCGGCTCCCAGCGGCCCAAGGCGCGCGCCACCTCGGCCTGCACGGCGCTTTTCCAGCCCTCGTTAACCGGCATGTCGACGAAGCGGCGCAGGTTGCTGCCGTAGTCCGGCCGCATGCGCCGGCTACCCAAGGGCGTGGTCAGAATGTCCTCAATCGACTGTTTCAGGTGATCGAGGCCCGTAAGTGGCTGGCCGGTTCGCCGGTCCACGCCAATCATGGTTAGCCGTCCAGGCGCTGCAGGTCGGCGTGGCCAACCAGGAACGTCAGCGCCTCGGCGTCGTCGGCCTGGACGGTCACGCGACCGGCCAGCACCTTGAACTCGCGCAGGTCGTCGCCGGCCTGCAGGAACAGCGAGCGCGAGGTGTAGGCGCTGTCGGTGAAGGTCACGCGGGCAGAGGTGGCAGGTACAGTTGCGGAGGCGGCCGCGTCCGTTGCCGCGTCGTCCGCAGCGGTTTTCTTGATCGCCATAAGGCAATGCTCCAGAGACGAAGAAGCCCGCGATGGCGGGCTGTCAGTGTTTGTGGTTTGGCGTGTTGCCGGTGGTGTCGATGATGCTGCCACCTCCGAAGATGTTGCCCGCGACCGTCAACTGGCCACTGATCATGACGTTACCCTGCAGGGTGATCATGGCCGCCTTGGCCGTGATCGCCTGAGCCTCGGCGATGATGGTCTGGGCCTTGGCGCTGATCGCAGTCGACTCGGCAGTGATCGCATCGTCGGTCAGCTCGGCCTTACTGCCACCGACCTCGATGATGACCGTGCCGGAGGGCAGTTTGATGGTGTAGCTATTGGCCTTCCAGTCGTAGACCAGAGACCCGCCATCATCAAAACGCCACACCTCAACATGGTCGCGGTTGTCCGGGCGCTCGCCGGCGTTGCCGTACAGGCCGGGAATGAAAGTGCCCTGAGCGGGGTCGCCGCTAGGACTGATCAGCGCGCCCTGCTCTCCCAGGCTTGGTGCCCGCCAGTGTCGCGCCTTGCCGGCAGCCAACGAGTGCCAACGCACCCAGGCACTGCTCCAGCCGGTACCGTCTGACATGCGTAGCTTGCCAGCCTCCAGGTCGACCGCCACGACATAACCCTTGATCATTACACCGGCCAGCATTCGGTCGTGCTCAGCGCTCGCGTAACTCACTCCAGGGCCTCAGGTGATTGGTAGTTATGCTCGTTGCCTGGGCCACTGTCAGGATCGAACGCGACCACCAGCGGGCCGGGCTCTCGGGGCCACGGCCACTCTTCCTCTCCCAGATAGATCACCTGTGTCCACTCAACCACCCAGACCGCGTAACTATCCAGCTCGGGCCGGCTCCAGTCCCGCTCTGCCCTTACGAACTGGGCAAACTCAACGGCTAGGCCCCAGGACTGCATCCGTAGCAGGACCGCCAGCTGTGCCGCAACGAAAGCGACCACGTGCAAGCAATTGGGCACTTCCGCACCAACAATCACGCGCGCCTCGAAGCGAGCATCGACGGCAGTTTCCCCGGTACCAGGATCTTTGTCCGCACTCTCAAGGCCGGCCAACTCCAGCACTACAGCCGGCATCGGCACGACCTCGATCCCGTCCGGCATGGTGCCGACATAAGCGAGCCCGGGAATGGCCTCGCTAATGTGTTGTTCAATCGCCGCATAGATCCCAGCGAGAGGTATTGGGTCATCAACCATTGCTTGTTCTCCGCAAATACTTCTGCAGTTCAAAGTTCAGCTCTTGCTCGAGGACCACCTTCAATCGATCGTGCGCCCGGTTAGTCCAGGCTTCGAAGTGCGGTCGAACGTCATCGAGCGAGATCTTCGCCTTCGCCAGCGGGAAGCGACTGTCGTTCTCCGAAACCCACCCGGAACGCCGTCCACCGCCCCCGGACACTTCGCTATCCGGATAATCGGCGGCGTCGAAGTGCTTGCTGGCTGTACGAATCCAGATATCGGGCTTTCCGCCGTATACCTGCCGGTAGAACGCCCCCTGGTACCGACGCCCCGCCACCGAGACTCCGGCCCGCGTTTGCCGAGGGCGACCAGCGCGGCTGGCTTCGATTGGACGGATACCGAACCACAGCTTGCCTTGCCCGTTGCTGCCCATCGGGAAGGCTTTGAGTCGCTGCCTCACCGCCGCGATGGCGATTCGCTCTTGCCGCCCCACCTCGCGTGCAACCTGCCCGCGAAGCCAGCGAAGCGTCTTGTTAATCGCTCGCCGTTGAGCTGCAGCCATGGCCTTGGGCACCAGCTTGGCAAAGTCCTCGAAGCCTTTGACGTCTTGCGGGCTCATCTGCAGGGTCAACAACCCTGCACTGGCTGACACCTTGTGATAGCTGCCGACACTCATGGTGTTTTCCTCAGGACAAGCGTTACCAGGCCGTCGCCGCCTGGCTCTATGCGCGTGATGATGTAGTTGCCACCACCGTCCTCGGGCGGCAGATCGACCACCACACTCTGCCGCGTATCGACACCCGCGTTGTCACCAACGCGGATGATCAGGTGCGGCTCACGCAGGCCGGTATTGATCTGGCCGAGCTTGGGCTGTAACCAAGGCGCCGAGAACATCCCGAGAACCTCACGACCTTCGATATGCGCGAGATCGCCCAGGACATCGAACACCACCTCGTCCACGTCATCGATCAGGTCGCGGAAGGCCATGATCAGATCGTCAAACGGAGGACAGCACGGGGACGGGTGCAGATGTGCAGCGGGTTGGACTGCGCCTCGCCGTCGACACCCTTGCCGAAAGGCATCTCCTCAATCTTGCTGTAGTACGGCAGGCCTTCGGTATTGACGGTCTCGATGTAGTCCGCCGGGGCGTAGACCGACAGGAACAGGTCCGAGACGCCCTCAGGCACCAGGCGGGCTTCGTCGTCGGCAACATACGCGTTGCCACCGACCTTGCCGCGGTAGCGCTCCCAGCTGATACCGCCAAAGTCGAACGACTCACGGCCATCGCCGCGCAGAGATGCGGCCTGCTGGCTGCCCTTGTAAGTGTCGACCACCGACTTGTGGGCGATCAGCTTCTTCCAGAACGTCTTGCCGCAGAAGGCACGCGCGCCAGTGGTGGTGACGTTGCCGAGGGCATCCTCCTGCATGTCCAGGGCGTCTACGCACTGTCCCTGAACATTCGATTCCTGATCGTTGAGACCCATCGCCAGCTTCTGCTGCGACACGCCAAATACCTTGTAGATGTCCAGCAGCACGGTAGCGCCGTCAGCATCGAGCACCTTGCCGTTGAGCGCCCCCATACGATGGTACTCGTGGGTAGCATCCAGCTGACTCCGCGCCTTACTCAAGCGTTTGTTCACTACAGCCTGGACAGCTTGCAACTCTGTCAGGGCGCCAAACGCGCGAATGCCCTGGATTTCGTCGGCCTTGATAGCGAAGCGCTGCGGCAAGTGGATGGTGTTGAACGGAATCAGCTGACGCTTGCTACCGCCAACCACCAGCCCGGAGGTGCCACGCTCCCCTGCTGGCACCAGAGCGAGCGTATCACCGTCCTTTTCGAGCTGGACGGTTAGGGTTGGGACACCCTCTTCGCGGAACAGACCGAGCGCTGCCAAGCGGCCCGGCACATACTCCTGCTCGTTGATGGCCGCAGTCAGGGCTGCAACGCTGAAAGCATCGTCTTGGAAAATGGCAATCTCAGCCATGGGGTACTCCAGAAAGTAAGAACCCCGCTCATAGCGGGGTTGGAATAAGAATTAGTCAGGTCAGCGCAAGATGATGAAATGTGCCGCCAGCGCTTTTTCGGCATCGACATCCACGCCCGTCAGCAGTGCTTCGGTGACCTCGGCCATCCGCACCACAGCGCGCCCACGGCGCGAGACATCTGACTCACCCAGCGGGGCAAAGAGGATGCAGACGGCGTTCTCAGTACCATCTTCAGCCGCAGGATCGTATGGCGCGAACTCACCGGTTGCCGTGACCAGGCCCAGCAGCTGCCCAGCAACCAGGGCCGGACCGGCTGCGATGTTGATGGCTTCGCGGGAAATCTTGCCCGCCCCCTCAGAAAGCAGGAACTCACCGGCATGGACCGGTTCCAGTTGGGTGTTGCTCATGGTCGTGCTCCTTTGTTGGCGGCCTGCCGGCGGGCAGCCCAGATGCTGGATGGATTGGGGAGTTGCGCCTTGACCTTCTCCAGCTCATCGTCGGCCGGCGGCAAGGCGTTGTTGATCTCGAAGCCCTTACCGGAGCTGACAATCCTCTCGAACAGCCGCGCTCGCACCGCGTCAGCGTCCAGGCCGGCAGCGACGTACTCTTTCGACAGCTCGGGCAACCGCGCCGCGACACAGAGATCGTGCACGGCCTTGGCCTTCTTCAGCGCTGCCTGCACCGTGGGCGAATCAGTCAGCTTGGTCGACGCGATCAGCGTCTCAGCCAGGTTGCCGATACCCGCCTTGGCACAGCCTTGAGTGATCATCAGCGCCAGCGCCGTGGAGTCGTCGACGTCAGGCTTGGTCGGCGCAGGCGGCTTTGCCGGATCTTCAGCCGGCGGCTTACCAGCCAACTGATCGAGCAACGTTTGCGGGGTTTTCTGATACCGGGCCATGGCCGCGCCATTCCCCAGGCATGCCCGCACCTGCACGCCACTGCCAATCTCATCAACCAGCCCGAGCGCGAGCGCCTCCTCGGCGGTGAGCCAGCTCTCGGCGTTGACCAGGCGGCGCAGTTCAGCTTCATCGATGTCAGGCGACTTGGCCTTATAAGCCGCGATGATCACCTCGAACGCTTGGTCGAGCACATCGGCCACCCGGCGCAGCTCTTCTGCATCGCCTTCAATCCAGGTGTAGGGGTTGTGAATCATCAAAATCGCATTCGACGCCATCACCACCCGATGAGCGCCGCATACCGCAACGCTCCCCGCACTCGCAGCCAAGGCATCGATACGAGCGGTGCAGCGCTCGCCCAGGCGGCTCAGCGCGTTATGGATGGCCACACCCTCGAAAAGGTCGCCGCCGTTGGTGTTGAAGGCCACCTGTACCGGTGAGACACCGTCATCAATCGCCTTCAGATCGCGAATGAACTGGTTGGCGGTGATGCCCCAGCCACCGATCTCGCCATAGATGTAGATCTCGATGGGCGCTGGGTCGGCATTTGCAGCGCCTTCGGCTTTGGTCGCGGCGCTGATCCGGTACCAGTGCTGCTCATTTTCCGGCGGTAGCGTGGGCGCCTTGTTGAAGATGCGGATAGGTTGCAAAGGTTTCATGCTTTCTCCTTCTCGTCGGGATCATCATCGACCGCCGACAAGGTGCTGTACTTGATACCCAGGCCCTGCGCCCGGGCAAGATCGGCGGCGTTCTCTTCGTCCACCACCTCGGCATCGGTCCCGTTGCGCAAGCAAGTCTCGCTGCGCGTGGTGAAACCGGCGGCGATTTCCATCTGCCGGGACTGGACGTCTTGAACGGGGTGTATGTAGGCCCAGCCTTGTGGCACCCAGCGGGTGCGCTGATATTCGCGGCGCCGCTGCGCGTAGTCCGGCAGGTCAAGCGCTCCGGCCAGCACAGCCATGTCCAACCAGGCTTGCCGCACAGGCCGACACAGCTGGTGGACGTAGACTTGGAACTGGAGCTGCTCCAGCCGGCGCCGGAATTCGGTCAGCACCACGCGGATCGCGCGGTCGTTCACTCCCTGCATGTCGCCGGTCATCAACTCGTAAGGCAAGCCGGTGCCGGCAGCAGCAGCCGTCAGCTGCTGCCGCATAAAGTCGCGGTAGTTGTTGCCCGCGTCCGGTGGGTCGGAGAACTCGATCTCCTCGCCGGCCCCCAGTTCCTGCACGGTGCCGGGTTCCAGCCCCACCATGGGGGTAAAACCATCCCGGTCGAGGTCGACTGGCGCACCAGTGAGGGGATCAAGCTGTGGCCGACCATCCGGTGCTGGCTTACGAACGAAGCCTGCGAATAGGTTGGCCACCTCCTGCCGGAACAGCACCGCATCGTCGAAGTTGTCCAGGCTGCGCAGGCGCTTCAGGACCGGCGCCAGGCGCGGCACTCCGCGCAATTGCCCCGGCTCCAATGGCTCGAAGATGTGCAGCATCTGCTCGGCCGGAACCCTTACCAACTGGTTGTAGCCAACATTCAGTGAGGACTTGTCGCTGGGGTGGACTCGGTAACACCAGTACGCCACCCGCCGACCCATGCCGTTGAACTCGATCCCGGCGCGGATGACGTTACCAAAGCGGGTCAGCTCGAACTTGTCGTGAGGGACGAACTCCGGCGCCAGGCACTGCAGTTGCAGTGGCACCGCATAGCCATCCTCCAACCGGCGCGGGCGCAGACGGATGAAGCATTCGCCTGACTGCTCTACAGTACGCGCCACCAGGGCCTGCAGACCGTAGAAGTCGGTGAGCTGATCGGCGTCAGCCTCATCGACCCAATCCTCCCACAGCACCTGCATCGTCCTGCGCACCTCTTTGTCCGCCAACTGCGGATGCGGTGTGATGCCGGTGCCGATCAGGTTGCTGACCCGCTTGTCGATAACGTTGGCGGCGTATGGGTCATTGCGGACCGCGCTGCGGGAGCGAGAACGCAGATTGCGCAAGGCCGGCATGATCAGGCTGTTCACGCCGGTGTCCGGCGCATCCCACCCCGATGAGCGCCGTCCCTCGGCGGCGCCTTCATAGCTGGCCTTGATCCGCTCGGGCACCAAGATGCCCGAACGGCCGAGGGACGTATATCGTCCGCTCATAGTCCCTTGCCCCCATGGTAGAGGCGGGTCACGCGCGAGCGCGGCCCGGCGGCCTTCACCAATTCAGACTGGATCAGGTCGCGGGCCTTGATCAACTCATCGACCGTTCGATACTCGACGGTACGATCCGAGTACCGAACGACCTTTTCACCACGTGCGATCGCACGCTCGACGGTAGCGAGGTCTGCTTTTGTGTAAGCCATGTCAGCGTCTCTTCAGGTAGCCGCTGCTGGAACTGCGGCGTTGCATAGGTTGGGGCGCGGCACGTGAGGCCGGCTGTGGTGGTGGAGGCTCGTTGCGTCTGACCGGGGCCGGTGCAGTTGGTGGCGGCGAATCGTCTTCACCCTGGTCACCTGCCACCAGCTCACGGGCCAGGGGCCGGGCTGGCTGCTGCTCGCCTTGGTCGAACAGGCTGGCCTGCGCGAGCGCCTGCCGCAGCTTGTCCCAGTCTTGTTCGCCGTACCGATGCAGGCCGAGGAAGTTGGCCATGGCCAGGTTGTACACCATGAGGTCCAGCGCCTCGTTGCGTTCGGCCTTGCTCTTGACCCACTCGATCCGCTTATAGCCTTTCACGTAGCGCGCGATCTTGCGTTCGGCCACGCACTGCTGGAAGAACTCGTCCGGCAGATCCTTGGCGAAGTGCAGCGCACCAGGGCCCTTCTCAAAGGTGTAGCGGTTATAGATCCAGTCCTTGGCCGTGTCGGTACCGACGATCCACAACTCAGCACCGTTTCGCTCGGTCTGGCCTTTCCAGGTGACGTCCACCTGCGACGGGCGCTGGGCGATAACAGGCCTGCCCGGCTTACTCGCCCCCTTGAGCGCAAACACGTTGCGCCAACGGCGTACGCGGGTGAACTGGTAGACCTCGTGGGTGTGATGGCCGCCGGAGTCGATGCCGCTGGCCAAGATCGCCAGGCTTACCCCGCAAGGGTGGCGGTAGCGAATCTTGAGGCGGTCATCGAGCAGCGCCCAGGTGCGCTCGTCGGCCGGGTCGCCGGGGATCACTTGGTGATCGACAACCCAGCGTTCCATGCCGGCGCCCCAGGCCATGACCATCAGCTCCAGGCGGTTGGCCTGAACGTCGACGGAGGCCGTCAACGCAAGCGCTCCTACAGGCAATGTGCCGAGCACATAGTCTTCTTGCAGCGCACGGGCCTGGAGAACTTCGGCCTTGGTCTGCTCGATCGCACTGTCCCAGACCTCAGCCAGGCGGGTGTTGTAGAACACCTGCATGGGCTCCAGATCGCCGCGGTCCTGGGCTCGCTTGGCTTCCTCGAACTCGCGGGCCAACATCGTCCACGAGTGCCAGCCCAGCGGGGCATATAGCGCGTTGAGCTGGAAGCTCACCGTCTCGCCGTCCCCTTTCGCATGCGCGCGCCACTCGCCCTTAGCCAACATCTCGCTCTTGTAGTGCTCCTCAATCAGCACATCACAATCCGACCCAGCGCACTGGTAGTGAACGGTGCTGAAGTCAGGCGAATACAGCAGGCGGTCCCAGCTCAGCACCTGCATGTGCCCACAGGTCGGGCACGGCACGTAGAAATGGCGCTGATCGCCCATCATGAAAAGGTCGTCGATCCGCGACGCCCCCTTGATAAGCGGTGAGCTGGAGAAATAGAACTTGGCATTGCGGCCAAAAGTACTGCCCCTGGCCTCGGCCAGCTTGATGGGATCGCCCTCTTGGTCGACGTCGACATCCCAACGATCAACCTCATCGCCGTAGATGTAGCGCGCCGACAGCTCGGACAAGTTGGCAGCCGAGCCAGCCGTAGTGGCGAACAGCGTGCCACCCTCGAACTCCTTGGTGTCCATGGTGTTGCGAGCATCCCTGGAGCGGTTAGCCGCCACACGTGCCTTGAGTTCGGGCGTTGCATCGATCGTCTTACCGATCCGCGACGACACCCTTTTGGCTAGTCCCAGGCTGGGCAGTAGCGTCAAGATGTTTGACGGCGCCATGTGTATCAGCGCCCCGATCCAGTTCAGGGCAATCTGCGTTTTCATCAGCTGCGATGCGACCTTGGTCACCACCCGCTTGCACGGGTGGGCTGGAGACAGGCAGCGCATGGGTTCGCGGGCGTACGGTGTGCGCGCGGTTCGGTACTTGCCAGGCTCTGCGGCGCCGGTATCACGCGGGATCCGCATGTACTCATCCGACCACTCGTCGACCCACAGATCGGGGTCGGGTTTCAGCCCTCTGCAATACGCTTCGCGGTACACCTCGGCACCGTCTGCGTATCCGGTGGGCATAGGCTCAGCTCTGTGTAATGGCTTGCGAAAGGTCGGCGCTGTTCATCTTGCCGACTTCGGTGAAGACGCGGCGGAAGGCGTCAACCAGGTGCTTCTCGATGTCCCACGGGTCACTCATCGCGACCAGCTCGGCGGCCAGCTGTGGCGCAAGGCCGAGAAACTGATCGCGAAGCATACGACCAGCAGAGTAAGCAGCATCCTCTACAGCCTGCCGCTCGACCAGGTTGCCCTGGACCTTGTTGAACTCTGCTTCAGCCAGTTGGGCGAGGTAGTACTCGCGGTGCGCCTTCGCCTTCTGGAAGTTGTGAGTCCCAACGGACGCCGAATCTGGCTGCAGCATTGAAGCAGGGCCGGGGCCGGACTGGAGCTGGCTTCGAACATCCCGCTCGACACGGTGCTCCTCGTGCCGAGCGGCGACAGCCGCCTTGCTCGGATCGGCAGATTCGGCCAGCAGCAGTTCTGTGGCTTCTACATCGACCTTACCGTCGGCGGTTAGCACCAGACGATCCTGCTTTGCCAGTTTTGAAACGTAGGATTTCGACCATCCGTGCCGGGCGGCAAACTCCGATTTCGTCAGGTGCGTCATGTCGAAACGTCCAGTTCACCCAATGAATTCAGGGGGTTAACCAGTTCACCGCAGTTCACTAAGCTGGTGAACCTTCCGCTAACAAAGAACCGCGGGTTTCCTGCCCCGTACCCCGGCCATATCGCCAGGGTCCCCCGGCCTGCCGGGGCTGCCGGTCGGGTCACTGCCCCGGCTCGCCGGCCTGCGGCGGCACCTGCTCGATGCCCAGCCGCTTGGCGGCCCAGCGCTCATAGAGGTTGATCGCCACATCGGCGCCGGCCATCGCGGTCAGGCATCCGACAGCAGCAGCAGCCCAGACCGAAACACCAAGGGCGTACAGCAGCATGTTGGTGGAAAGCCCGCAGGTGACGCAGGCACCAGACCGCAATGCCAACCGGCGAACCAGCCCCCACCCACGAGCACCTGCTTTATCGGCCCGCCACATCTCTCCCGACACACCGCCGACCAGGGACAGCACAATCACCATCCAGATTGGCAGCTCGGCTAACGCTTGTTGCTCGCTGTTCATGTAAGCCTCATTGGCAAAGCACGGCGCCGGAAAAAGAAAACCCCGCCGGTTGGCAGGGTTCTCGATGCACCGACAGGTCGGGGCGAGTTGCACAGCACAGTGCTTGTTGGGTCAGCGCCTAAGCGCACTTTTCACATCGTGGGGACTTTTTACAGGTCACCGGAAAAACCGAAAAGGGGCTGTTTTCGGTTATCCGCTTCGACGCTACTTCGGCGCACCTTCGGCGCACGCTCGGCGCATAGTCACCCGACGAACGGTTTGCTGCCGGACGCGACCAGCGCGGGCAGAAAGGATGGCAAACACCTGCAGATGCAGGGCTTTTATCCAGTTGCGGTAGGTGCGATCTGCATCTTCCGCCAACCCAACCGCTCTCATTTGCTCCCGAATGGTGAAGCCCAGGACGTAACGCATCTCTCCCAGCTTGGCCAGCGTTTCCCCGCGTTTGTCCCGCCGCCCCAGCTGGATGACAGCAGCATCCACTTCTGCCGCTGAGTGATCCATGCCAGCGCCGGCAACCAGAATGCGATGACCCGACACGCCACCGCGAGGCGCAGCCCCCTTCCATTCCATGATCGTCCCCATCTGGCTACCCAGACTCGCCTTAAGCCCAACCAGGCGGCGCTGTTCTCCCCAATGGTGCATCAGTTCGCCCACCAGACGCAGGCGCTCGGCGGGGTCAATAAGCTCTGCCATATCGATCCGATGCTGCGTGACCCGCAGTAGGAGACCCATTTCCTGATCCATGCTCATCGCCATTCCCCCCAAACCTGCACCCAACACACATTTCCAAAACCCGGCACAAACCCAACACAAATAAAACCCAATGAAATCAGTTGATTAGAACAAAGTGTGTTGAGTGTGTTGGGTTTGTTGGGTTTATTGGTTCTCGCATAGAGTTTTTTTTCTTCGTTGATGGCAGTGCAAAAAATTACGCGCACGCGCGCGTGCGTGGACAAACCCAACACACCCAACACACCACCCGCGCAAGCCAATGATTTCGGGCAATCCCACTGTGTTGGGTAGACCAATCCAACCCGACACAAACCCAACACACCCAACACACAAATAGAGGTAGTCATGCCGCAAGCACCCTCTTCACGTGGTCCCAGCCATCAACGTTCCAGCCAGCCAACTTCGCCCTGGCACGCCACTCGACGACGTTCTTGCCCAGCTCGGCCGACTTCATGGATGGGGGCAGGGAAGGATCACCATCATCAGGAAAGAAGAACGCGGCGAATCGCCGGTTGTTGCCATCGGTCCAGGGGATCGCGCGGGTCTTCTCAACCTTCGCGCTGAGCATCAGCGAGAACTTCGTCTGGCTCATCACGCCTTCCCGGTTGTGCGAGCACCACTCGGCAAACATGGCGTACACATCGCTTGTCAGCGCGCAGCCCCACAGGCCGTGCCCCAACTCACCGGCACGCCAGAGATAGAAGAAGGTCTGCCAAGCAGTGCGGCTCAATTCGACCAGGCGCTGGCGAGCCTCGGTCCTGGGTGGTCGCGTGCGCTGGTTGAACTCTCCCAGCTCGACATCAAGCAGCCAGCCGTACAAGGCAGCCACTCCACCATTCGCCAGCTCCCGGCTGATCGCCTTCTGGCGCTCCGGCGGTAGCGTTTCAAGAGGCCACATCACCAGCATCCGTCGGTCGTCTTCGCTGATCGGCCACGGCATGATCTCGTTGCTGAGGAACGCCGAGTTCATGTGGTTGGCCTCTTCCCAGCCGTTGATGAACTTCGACTCCATGCGCACCGTCTTGCCAGTGATCATGTGTTTGATCTTGCCTACCTGGTTGTAACGCTGGTCGCGGCTGACAACCTCTTCAAACACTGCCCACAGCTTGCGGCTCTGCCAGGCGTTGAAACTGCCTTCCAACTGCGTCTGCCCGACGGTCGCGCCGTACTGCCCATACAGCTCGCCCATAACGTCCGCGAACATGAGGCTTTTGCCTGAGCCCTCCATGGTGGAGTGGAACAGGATTGCCGTGTCCATCTTCGCGCCCATGTGCTGCAGCGGGTAGGCCAGCCACTTGACGAGCCATTCAAGCGCCTCCTCGTCGTGGTTGCACAGGAAAGAGATCAGCCAGCGCAGGTTCTCGCAGGCCGCGTCATCACGCACGGGCTCGAGCGGCAAACCCTCGAAGGTATTGATGTAGATGGCCGGATCTTTGGTCATGGTCGGATCGAACACGATGTGGTCGACGTCGACAACACGGCGATCCTGGCTGTTCAGCCACCACTTGTATTCGTCACCCAAGGCCATCTTGACCGCGCCTTCAGGGATACGGCGCTTCTTCTCCCGATCCCAGACATCCTTGGTGCCGTCGATGTAGACGTACCGCTCAATGGGGTCCAGCTTCAGGGCGCCGCCCTTCTTAGCTGCCAGTCTTTTGACCTGCTCCAACTCTTTCACTTGGTCGAGCGACATCAGCTTTTTATCTGTCCGCTCCATCCACTGCTTGGCGAGCGGCTTGCCAACCAGCGCCTCGAACCCGGTGCGCTTCATCGACTGGCCTTTGTCTAGATCCCACACGTTGGTGGAGCCCTCGACCAGGGCGAATCGGCGCATGGCGCTCTTCAGCACCAGACCATCCGCCCCCTCCCCCCTGGAGGCCGAGGAGGCGGCCGGGCTGGGCGCTTCAACGTCCGATGGGGTGCGGGGAAGCTGCTCGGCATCGCTGTCGGCGAGCGGAGGCAGCTCGGCCTGCTCGACAACCGATGGGGCATGGGGAAGCTCACCTAATGGTGGCGGCGCAGGCGGCCTGGATTTCGCGTCAATACCGAGGATCCGAGCAGCAGCCCTGGTCGCAGCCTTCTGGTCGCCGTCGTGCATCAGAATGCAAAACACATCAAACGCATCGTTCTTGTGTCCATTCGCAAGCGGATCAGAAGTGTGATGCGAGTAAAGCTTGCCATCCTTGATCGTCACACCGGGCAGCCCTGAGCTGCTATGTGGGCTCAACCACTTGCCATCGATGCGCTTATAACCGTGTGCCTCGATCATTGTGGCAATGTCGTGGATGCGATTGAACTCAGGGATGACTTCGGGGAGCCGGTCACCGGATCGTGTTGCAGCAGCTGGTGATGGCTTGGCGGCCGGCCGATCCGACGGAACAGGCATTGCCGCCTTCGGCCGCCAAGGACAAACGGCCTCGCCTTTCGGCTTGAACGCATCCCAATCCTGCCAAATGGCCAACAAATCGGCCGGCAACTCTGGCAAGCCGCCTGCAGTCGGCGCTGTACGCCATGTGTAGGGCTTGCGAGTACCAGGGTGAATGGATGGTGGTAGGACGTCCTGCACCAAACCGCCCCTCAACTCGAAAACCGTCACTTTCTTGAAGGGATCAGCCGCCATGCGGAATGCCGCTTCGCGGGCGGCATCGCCCTCGTCCATGGCAGCCTTCACTTGCACCATGAGCCCTTTGTAAATGGTGCCATCAGGGTCGTTCTTGTTTGGCCAAACCAGGGCGTGGCGACTCAGTTCCACGCCCTCAGGGACGCGGAACATCACGCGGAATCGTTCGGGGTTGCCCACAGAGGTCGGATACGCGTCAGCGAGTGCATCGACATCGAGCCCAAGCGTCTGCTGCAGTACCTGCCGGGTCAGCTCAACATCATCAACGTCCAGCGAACAGACACGACTCGGCCCGAGCACAACACCGAGGTTGTGATTCGGGCTCGCAGTCCAAAAGGCTTCAGCCTTCGAGGCGTCCGTGAAATAGCCACCTGGCTTGTTCCAGCCGGCACCCTTCGGCCCCTTCTCACCTGGTTCAATCGGAACCAAGGCGAGATCGAAGGCTTCAATGTACCGCCGCGCCCAATCAGCTGTGGTAGAGGTTGGGCGCTCGCTCATCTGCGGCGCTCCCGCAGTTCCTGACAGCTGATGCAAGTTTCGCACCCCGCTACCAGTTGCTGCCGCACCTCCGGGATTGGTTCATCGCAGTCTTCGCAGAACTGCGCGCTCGGCTTAGTCGCTGGGCGAACGCGGCGCTGAAGCGCCACCTGTAGGTGGTAGTCGGCCTGGTCATTGGCCACATCGATCACATCAGCCATGAGCTTCGTCCTCCATGGCCTGACGAGCACCCGCCATGATGGCCAACACCTGGCGGATCACATCTATGCCGCGCTGCTCAAGGTCGAGCACTTCGGCAGCCGTCCACACGTTGTCAGCGGCGCCGTCGTGCAAGGTACCGACAAACTCGCTGGACTCTTCAAGGAGCTTCGCTACCGCCTGCAGCGCTTCATTGGTCGCTGGGACAGGCTCCGGGCGGTACCAGACGGCACCTGCCGGGCGGACGAGCGCATCAAGCAGCCGTGCATCACCAGTCCAGCGGACGATCTCTTCAATCTCGTCCGGGCTGGGCCAGCGACGCTCTTCGGTGGGGTGAAGCTTCTTCTGCAGGGCATCCACGTCCATGACCATATCGAAGGCCAGTTTGGTGATGCCACCGTGATAGTCGCGACCAGCGCGATAGAGCGCCTGTCGCAATGCGAGGACCGGACCGGCGTCCGGCAATAGATCAACGCGACTCATAACCGTAAATCCTCGGTTTACGGTGTAGTCACAGGGCTTTCAACGTCCTATCCTGTGAATACGACCGGTGTGTTGTGCTTTGCGTGCTGTGCGGGCATTTCACGCGGTTCTAGTCATCCGGCGAATCTTGTGGTGAGAGGCAACCGGATGGCGGGTACACGGCGCTTTTGCGCCGCGCTCGCTGAGCTGAGGGATCTTGTGGTGAGAGGCCTCAGCTCAGCAGTCCTTACTTTTGCTGCTTTTCAGCAACCTTTTTTTGCTCTTCATAGAACAGCTCAATAGCCTTACCCACCTCATAGCGGACGGCTGCGCCTTTTGTGGCTCGATAGATAGTTGGCTGCGTAACGCCAACCCGATCTGCGATCGCACGTTGCGAAAACCCCAGATCAATCAGCTTTTGAAGCATCTCTTGAATGGTCATTGCACCCACCGATGCGTTATCGAATTGGAATGATAATACCCAAACGAATTAAACAGAGCAATACAATTCCGATACGTAAACGAATCAGAGCAAAGGCCGTGATAGGAAAGCGCGTAGCACAGCGAATGCATGAACTGGAGTGGTCCGAAGGGGAATTAGGAAGACGCTCAGGGGTACCGCAGCCGACTATCCACCGCATCCTCACCGGGACTTCGGCAAGCCCACGCCAGGCAAACGTAGAGAAGCTGGCGAAAGCCCTGGGTGTGACCAGCGAGTGGCTTTGGAAAGGCGGGGAAGCGCCTGACATCGTGACCGGCCCGAACTCCAACATCGAACTAGGTCCACGTATTCGCGGATTCGTCCCGCTGATTTCTTGGGTGCAGGCGGGAACGTGGTGTGAAATGCAAGATGTGCTCGAACTCCAGGACGTAGAAAACTGGCTACCTTGCGCGGTATCACACAGCAGCGCGACCTTTGCGCTGAGGGTGCGAGGCCTATCGATGTACAACCCCCATGAGAGGCGCTCATTCCTTGATGGCGACATCATTTTTGTCGATCCGAACAAGGACTACGAGAACGGATCGTTGGTTATTGCCAAGCTTGCCGACAGCAAGGAAGCGACCTTCAAACAACTGGTTCTAGAGGGGTCGCGGAGGTTTTTGAAGCCGCTTAACCCATCTTGGCCTGATCCGATTATCGAGCTACCCGAAGACGCATCGATCTGCGGAGTCGTGGTCTCCAAGCTGGAAATCTTCTAACCAATCCGCTCATACGATCAATACGAATAGGTATTGACCGTCTAAATTCGTTTGAGTATTGTCTGGACCTCCACCCTCTCACCACCGAGGTCCAGAAATGCCAACTGCACAGCCAAACAGTGGGTGTAAGGTCTACCTGCACCCAACCACCTGCACCCGCCCCTCCACCGTCGAAGCCTTTCAACGCTCTACCGGGCTTCGCTTGGTCGTCTCCCCTGCCGGTCATGTCCGCGCCATCCCCAATGGGGGTGAGGCATGAACGAATTCACCATCAACCTGCGCCGAGTGATGCTTCTGGAAGGGACGCTGGAGCACGGCGGCAGCGCCACCTGTCCGTTGCGACGCCCTGAAACCATCGTCGATGCGCACATCCAGGTGGAGAACGACGACCGCGATCATCACCTGCAGGTCCGCTTCGGTCCGTTCACGGGCTCGATCACGCTGCGCCGCGGCGACTCGACCAAGTACATGTCCCTGCGCGACTTTCTGCAGGACGTGGCCAATGGCCGAACTGAGTCGGGACAGCAGATCCAGCGCGCTATCGCCCTGATGGAAGCGCTGGATTGTGTGACCCAGGTATTACCAGAAGGCTTGCATGCCTACATCACTCCCACACCCGACGAGCACCGCCCCTTCGGCACCGTAGTGACCAACGATCAGGGAGAGGTCTACGCAACGGCATACGGCAGCTGCAAGACCGCGCTGGCCGAAGCAGTGCGCACCAAGCTCGGCCAAATCCCCGTGGGGCGTGGGGAGCACCCATGACCGACACGCTTGGGCAGCTACGCAAGCAGTGGACCACTCCCTGCCCGACATTGACTGCGGTGCGTGAGCACTACTTCCCCCACATCAAGACAGACCGCCGGTTCAGGGAGCTGATCAACGCCGGAAAGATTGGGCTGAAGCCTACAAAGCTGCACCACTCAGCCCGCGCGCAATACGTGATTTACCTGCACGACCTCGCCGACTACCTCGACACCCAAGCGAAGCAGACGGCATAGCAGAGGCGGCCCCGGCCATCAGGGGCATCGCATCCAGCACCTGGCCATCACCACACCACCGGCCGGTGCTGGGCACTTTGGAGCACAGCACATGCAACCACATCAGTACGCGCTCGCCGCCGGCATCGCCTGGATGATCACTCTGATCATCCTTCCTTTCCTGATTGCCAAAGCACGCCGCCTTGCCTATGCCCGAGGCTTCGAGGCAGGTAAAACCTTTTACGATCAGTCCTTGAGCCTGCAGCTCAAGGACGCCATACAGGGCTTGGACGATCTACGCGCAGAGCTGCTACGCACTCAGCAAACCAGCAATGTGCAGCTTGCCGCGCGCCAAGCCAGCATTGCCGCGCTCAAGGCAAGCATCAGCGAGCTTGAAGCCCGAATCATGTCGTACACCGGCCTCCCGGTGACCAAGGCGGACTACGACAAGCTGGTCAGCGCCTCGTCCACGATGCGCCTGGCTCAGCGCACCTTCAAAGCCTTGAGGACCGAAGCTGAGGCAACGCGAGCAGGTGCCCAAGCTGACGTCATTGACGGCTTGGCCAAGCGGATCCACGCCCTACTGCGCAGCACCCCCGCCAACGGCGCCAACTCGGGAGCTGCAGCATGACGACTCAGACCCCTCGCAGTTGCCTCGTCCACGGCCCTGCTGGATGCGGCAAGAGCACCAATGCCCAAGCCATCGCAAAAGCACTCGGCCTTAGCCAGATTCTCGACGACTGGGACGCAGGCGCCCCTGTCCCGCTGCTGGACACCCTGGTGCTGACCAACGCTGATAATCCCGCCTGGTATTTCGAAGGCCGCGTGATGACCTTTGACCAGGCCATGCAGATCACCCGTCAACAGGAAATGACAGCATGACCGCCGCCCTGCAGATTGCTATCCAGGCTGCGCAGCAGCAAGCCCTGCCCTTCCAGCGCGAGCTGTACGTGGACCTGTTCGCCGGTGCCGGCGGGGCCAGCAGCGGCGGCGCACGCGCTTACCGCGACCCCGACATCGCCATCAACCACAATCCCATCGCCATCGCGGTGCACCGCGCGAACCACCGCAACACGCGTCACTACATCAGCGACATCTACGAGGTCGACCCGCTGCAGGCCACCGGCGGTCAGCCCGTGGGCATCTTGTGGGCATCCCCTGACTGCCGCCACTTCTCCAAGGCCAAGGGCGGCGCCCCACGCAGCAAGGCTGTGCGCTCGCTGCCGTGGGTCGTGGTTCGGTGGGTCTTCGCCACCCGCCCACGCCTGCTGCTGATGGAGAACGTTGAAGAGTTCCAGGCCTGGGGTCCACTGGACGACGAAGGCAAGCCGATCAAGTCGGAAATGGGGCGCACATTCCAGGCATTCGTCGCCTGCCTCACCACCGGCCTGGCTGCCGATCACCCTGACATGGGCGAGATCATAGACTGCATCGGCCAGTGGGTACCGATGAACGCACTGGTGCGCGGCCTGGGTTGCAATGTGGAGTGGCGTGAGCGCCGCGCCTCGAACGCCGGCTCTCCGACTATCCGCAAGCGCCTGTTCCTCATCGGCCGCACGGATGGCCGGCCCATCGTCTGGACGAAGCCGAAGCGGCACGAGAACCCGAAACCAGGCCAACTGCCTTGGCGCACCGCCGCCGAGTGCATCGACTTTTCCGACCTGGGCAAGAGCCTGTTCGCACGCAAACGCCCACTGGTGGACAACACCTGCCGGCGCGTGGCCAAGGGTTTCTGGCGCCACACCGTCATGGCCGAGCAGCCTTTCGTGCTCCAGCTGGACGAGCAACAGCTGGCCGCAGCGAGCCTCACCGAGTTCGCCAACGCGAGCACGCAGCGCACGTTCAGCGCAGGCGAGCCACTGCGCACTCAGGTGGCCCAGATCAAGGGCGGCCATTTCGCAATGGCCGCAGCCCACCTGACCCACCTCACCCATCATGGGGACCGTTCGGGCTACCCGGTTTCCGAGTCAACCCGGACGATCACAGGGGCGAACCGAGGCGAGCAAGCACTGGTCACCGCGTCGATGATCACCCTGCGCAAGGGATCCACCGGTAACGGCATGGACCACCCTGTAAACGCCCTGACCACCGGCAGCGGCCACCACGCGGTCGCTGCATGCCACTTCGAGCAGGCCAACGGCGGTTTCTACAAGGGCGACGGGCGAGCAGCCAAGGTGCCACTGAGCACGATTCTCGGGCGCGGTACCAACCAGCGCCTGGCCAGTGCGTACCTGGTGAAATACTACGGCACTGGCGGGCAGTGGCAGGACATGGGCGAGCCGATGCACACCCTGCCGACCAAGGAACGCATGGCGCTGGTCACCGTTGTCCAGGTGCCCACCGCGATTCTGCCGCCAGAGCTGCTGGTGAAGGCCCGCAAGTGCGCTCACTTCCTGCACAAGTACCTGCCGGAGCACTTCCCCGATCTGGTCGACTTGGTGCTACTCGGAGAGCACGCACTGGTCGACTTCACGCTGCGCATGCTCAAGGCCCCCGAACTCAAGCTCGCCCAGGGCTTCAGCCCCGACTACATCCTTGATCGCGGCCTATTCGAAAACGAGGAAACCGGCCAACTGGAGTGGCGCTCCATCAAGAACACCGACCAGATCCGCCTGATCGGCAACAGCGTCTGCCCTGACGAAGCGGAAGACTTGATCGCCGCCAACGCGAAAGACCTGATCGACCTTTACCAGCAGGAGGCCGCATGAGCGCGCACCGCCATGATTGGTACATGAGCGAGGCCGACGATGGCGGCCTGTATCACTGCAGGAAGTGCGGGCGCACCCACGAAGGCACTGTCCCTGACGCCCACGGCTGCCCAGTGTCCAACGCCGAACACAACGCAGTCGCTTGGCTCGGCCAGGCCGGGCTGTACCGCTCTCGCCTTGACGCCGTGCGCAATTGCGAGCAGTCCCTTACCCCGGTTTCTGCTGCGGATCTGTTTGAGCTTGCAAGCAAGCAGGTGCTCAGCACGCTCAACGAGGGCCGCCATCGTGCCTGACTCAACAAGCACCTGGCAGTTGATCAGCCTCGCGCTCGCCGTCGGGCTAATCGCCGCAGTGGCCGAGTTGCACCGCAGCAGCACTGCCAGCCGCCCTGCGACAGGCACCACATTGACCGTGGACAGCGCCACAAACCTTGAGCACCTGGCAATGAGCCCGAACGCTCGCCGAATCCATGAGAGGTATTCGCTGTGACCACTACACGCATGGAAATCCTACAACTCAAGTGGGCGGCTGAATGGGCCGCTGCTAAGCCGTCGAATGAAACCACGTCCGTCGTGTACAGGATAATGGTACCGCCCACTGATGTTCTGGAGCTTATCGCAGAGATCGAGCGCCACCGCCAGGTAAATGCCGAGGGCTGCAAGCCCGACAGCAACACCCTGCTCTCCAGTATCCTCTGCGCCAATACCACGCCTTGCCGCAGCCTCGACAAAGCGGAGGGCTACATGCCCGACCTCATCAATCCTTCCCCCGGTCTCGATGCTGCCAGCGCCTGGCTGGAGGCAGCCCGACGCAATCTGAACTCAGCCGTTGAGCAGGCCTACCCGATCGGCAGCAAGCTGATGGTTGACCGGGGCACACATCACGCGCGCGTCGAAGTGGTCAGCCACCCCAACGCAGCCCACCCAGGGACAATCTCAGTCCAGAACATCAAAACCGGGAGACGCTACCGGATCGACTACAACCGTGTGCTGGAGCAGCGCCATGACTAATGCGAGAAGAACGCGGCCGCGCATTGCCTCCCATAGCCTCGATCTTCCGGCGATGTGCGACATCTGCGGGAAAGCCCGCTCAACCCGAAACCATGCCCGCTGCAGCCAACTCCGGCAACAGCAGAAAAGCGTGGAATGGGAATCCTATATGGCCAACGTGGCCGCAAAGAAACTCCAGCAGGTCAAGCGCCTGCGCCCTATTCGGTAAGTCGGAGAATACATTTATGGCCAAGCCACAGATTAAGCCAATCCATGAAGCTGCTAACCAAAGCGAAACGGTGCAACTTCTAATAACACCGTCTACCTGGATACGAAAGGAACTTCTTTTCCCGATTTTCGGACTCAGCACCGAAGCCGTTCGCAAATACCGCGATCGCGGAATCTGGCTTGAGGAGAAACAATGGCGGACTGATCCAGCCAATGTCATTGTTTACAATCGCGTTGAAATCGAAAACTGGATGGCCGGCCGTCCATGAGCGTGAAGCTTCCAGCAGGTATCGACGCCTTGCCGAAAGGTGTCGACATCAATGGCAACCTTCTGCGGATCGCCTTCATGTTTGAAGGCGAACGCCGCCGGGAGCCACTACGTAACGTTGCCAAAATCAACAAGGCCGCTATTGCCTATGCAGACAACAAACGCAGAACGATACTTGCCGAGATCAAGGAAAACCGCTTCGACTATGCAGCTCATTTCCCCGATTCGGTTTGGCTCAAAGCTCGACAAGAACTTCCCAATGAGCCAGCCAAAAGGACAGTCGACGAAGGGATAGCCCAGTGGCTTGAAGTTGCCAAAGTCAAAAAGGCCCACAGTACATTTATCAACTACAAGAGCAAGTCCGAACACGTTAGGAAGAAGTTCACAGGTAGAACGATCGCAAGCATTCCCAAAAGCGAGCTTGAATTATTCCAAGCCGAGCTACTTACTAATGGCCTCAAACCAAAAACTGTAAATGACATCTTCACGATTATACGGGGGGTGTGGGGGGACGCGTTCAGCGATGAAATCATCAAACTTAACCCGCTGGAGCGAATCGAGAACATCCAGTCCGACAACGATAGCGAATTCGCCGACCCATTCGACCGCAGCGAAATCGAGCGGATAGCCGCCGCTGACCCTGGGCGTATACCAGACAGCCGAATGATCGTGTTCAACTGCTGGGCCGGGCTGTCTCTGTCCGAGTTGATCGCGGCCGGCGTAGAGGATGTCGACCTGGTGGCCGGCACTCTGACAATTCGACGCGCTCTGGTGGCAGGGGAGTTCAAGGTGCCGAAGGAGCGTTCGCGCATTCGTACGGTGGAGCTGATCGCGCCGGCCTTGGAGCTGCTGACCATGATCGTGGCTGAAGCGAAGCATGCCGAGCCCACGCACATCACGGTAGTGCAGCGAGACAACATCACCAAGAAGCATGAGCGGGTCCGCTTCCTGTTCCGCAGCTCCACAAGCGGCCTATTGTGGAATGGCAAGACCGTCAGCAACTGGTTCACCGCCCACCTTGAGAAAGCAGGCATTCGCCATCGAGGCGCCAACCAGGCACGCCACACGTTCGCGAGCCAAGCACTGTCGAGCTACGTCCCGATTGAATGGGTGGCCCGCCAACTCGGCCACAGCGACACGACCATGGTGCGCAAGCACTACGGCCGCTGGATCTCTAAGGACACGAAAAGCATGGCGGATATTGTTTCGAAGATGATGGGGTTTGATTAAGAGCAGGCCCTATGGGCCTGCCTGCACTCAACGATTGGCTGGATGAATCCGCGCCTCCAATACCTGCACAATCTCATCAACATTCATGAAGCGATCGATTAGGTCGTCCCGAATAGGCTCGAACACCGCAACCATACGCCCGTACACATCAACCATCCGCGTATGGGAGTTGCGATCAGCAACAGTCTTCATCGATTCAAAGCGGTTAAGCTCATTAACAAGGTAACGAGCAGCGGTGCGGTATCGACCCTCGTTGTTACCATCGAAACCAGGGAACTCGATTCGAGCAGCCACGTTTGGAATCGCAGCTTCCAGCGCTTGCCTTTCGACCGGAGTGAGAGCCTCAAACGATTCCTTCAAGAAACTGTACATATCCAAGGCATCTACGACAGCCGTAACATGCGGCGGTGTCGGCGTGCCAGGCTCGGAAATGTCATAGGCCCAATCCAGGACCCAATAGTCATCGGAACCAAGCGCCTTGGAAATCAACGTCGGATCATAGCTGTCCTGAATATCCAAGCGCTTGTGAATATCACAAAGCATCTGAAGAATCAGTTTCTCTGTAACGGTTGGGTTCAT